AATCATTATATTTTACTCCATCAGGTAATAGACTATTAATGTGTCTATAAAGCAATTCTTTAAAAAAGAATAAAGTTTGAACATCATTATTGTTAAATACCATATAGTCATCAAGATTGCAACTGTAAATATCCGCGCCAATCTCTAAACCCATATATTGTTTATTGTCAATCTGGATTTTTAAATTGGTACGATGTTCGATTGCTCCTATTTTTATAACAATATTATTTAATGGTGCTAAAGTTCTCCTTAGCATGTCTGATAAATAAGGCTGTAAATCATATGGTATTTCTGAAAATTCATCTAAAATAATCCATATTCTATGGGGAGAAAAAATGGATAATAAATCCTTAAATAGATTCATGATTGAAGGGAAATGCAAATAACGAACAGTTGTTCCATGTTGTGTAATCTGTTCAACTTTTTTATCTTCATTTCTTTTAGATGTTCCAAATTCTAATCCACTTGAGGTGCCTATTGTTGCTTGTAATTCAAGTTCGTTAGATTTAGCCATTTCTATCCTATTTTCCACAGTTGTATCACC